CCCCGGGCGGCGTGATGCACAATTGCGCTCCAGCATCTCCAGTTCCTGCGTATCAAGTATGAGCTCAAATTTACGCCCGCCAGCAGCAGCTTGCCGGGCTCGCTGGGCGGCTTTGCGTTCAGCGGCAGATTTAGCCATGACCGGACTCCTGAATAGCGGCACGACAGGCTTGTTCAACATGTGTGCGTACCATTGCCCGGCAACCTTCCTCATTGTCGGCATAAGTTGCCATAATTCCATTTACTGCCGCGCTGATCACAGAATCAGGTACTGGCTGCGGCGCTGGCTTAAGATGCTGGCGCGGCTCTCCGTCCTTCGGCTCCGGCCACTGGCGCGCCATGTTCACTTTCAGCTTTTCTTCCATCGCAGCTGTGATTTCACCGTCACTGATACCGGCGCGCCGCTGGGCGTCCCATAACAGGAACTGCATGTCAGCCCACTCGCTGAGGTCGTCAGGTTCTGCGGCAGCTTCCAGCGCCTCTTTCGACAGGTGTTTAAGCGGGCCAACGGGACCAACATCGCCGAAAGTCTTATCTGACCATTCAGCGTGTTCACGGCGAACCTGTTCGCGCTTACTTACAGGTTGGCTACCCTGAAGCATGGCGGCGTGGCAGGCATCCTCAACGTTCTTCACTGCATCTGCGCAGTAGTTATAGCGATTGCATTCCACTAACTTCTGCTTGAGATTTTCAATTGCTTGCGCGACATCAGCCTGTATTGGCGGAACGGCTGTCTGCTGCTCTCGAACGTCATTAGTCGCTATCGGTTCTGCTGCCAACTGACTGGCATATTTGTTAATGGTAACGATAAGCTCTTGCTCGGCCTCATCCAGACAATCACCGATACCTCGTCTGTCGCCGTCGAAATGATCGAAGTCTGTGCGAATTCTGGCGACTTTACGGATTGCTGATAACACCTCATCAGGAATCACCGGAGAGTTGCCACCCTGAACAGTAGGCATATCCGGACCTTTGCGAATCGCCCTGGCAAGATCGATTGGGTCATCGTACAACCAGTCACCTGTTTGCGGATGATTGGCTTCTGCCAATTGTGCAGCCCACTCCAGGCCGTCTTTGTGTCCTTGCAGATAGTCCAGCGGTAACTCATCACTATTACTTACAGGTTCGGCCTGAAGCATGGCGGCGCGATAGGCGTTCCATCCAACAAGAATCCATTGCGCCTCTGATATGGAGACCTGGAATTTATTGGCAATATAGTTAAAGCTCTTTCCGGCTAACTCATCAGGCACAGATACCGGCGCTGGCGGGGCGGTGTATAGCGCAATATCAGTTTTAAGAAGTTTGTTCTCAGTGAGAATGTTGATTCCATCATCCGGAGTCCCAGCATCTATGTATCCGCGCGGCTCCGCCTCGAGCGATGCCAGCAGTGCATCCATAGCCACCACTCCCAGCCCAAACATATCGTACTGCTCTTTGTCTTCTTCCGGGTCATAGTCCTGCTGCCAGCACTGGAATGCGTTGCGGAGGTCTTTGGCCTGTTCTCTGGTAATAGTGCTCATGGGTTAGTCCTCACTGAATTCCTGATACCTTCGGCAATATCAAATAACGTTTCTGAGTAGTCTCGCTGAGCGTCATTGCCAAACTCAAACGTGCCTGTATCGTTATCAGTGCGCCCATGCTCGTTGTCGTATGACTCTCGCTGTTTTTCAACCCAGTTAGCGGCAGCAGATACGCCGTCATTGAAAGCTGATTCGGTAGGCATGAAAGACAGGTCAGTGAAGAACTCGCCAAACTCAAAGCACACTGAATAAGCAACGCGGCCGTGATGCTTGTAGCCAGGGTTGGTAATGTCCGTAGTGGCATACGTCGCTGTGATTTCTGCCACTACTACCTCTGGTTTTGATGGAGTTTCTACCCATGGGATGCAAATCAGGTCAAAGTCACGCGCCATTGTTCCGTGAATTGCCATTGCATAGCCGTGCTTGCGCGCTATTTCTGCCAGCGCTGGGTAAAGAGCGCAGTAAACTGGTGCCATATTTGCTGGTTTCATGATGCCTATCCTTTACCGGCTGCGGATGCGCGTTCAGCTTCGCTTTGTTCCCAGAACCAGCGGTGAAGGTTCATGAGTTCTTCGTCGAGAGGAGCGTATTTACGGTCAAAGTAGGCCTGGGCATCTTTCTCCGATTCGTCAGGCAGTTCGCCTGGACCAAACAGCGTGTTATAAATCCATGCCATCCCGTTCTTGGCGTCGCCGGTGGTGCGCCAGTCGATAACCGCCGCTTTCATCACAAGCAGGTTCTTACCGAACATCAGATCAAGTTCTTTGAAGCGATTGCGAATGTACTCGTTCTCGTCTTTCAGCTCGGCGTTCTGCTTCTCTGCGTCAGCCAACACATCAGCGCGAGCACGCTGCACATCCAGCTGCGTCGCCAGTTCACGCACCAGCGCGGCAGACTCAGCGCAATGCAGCTCTTTCGCCAGCGCATGCCCGGCAGCTACGAGTTCTTTAGTTTTGTTGGTCATACAGCGCTCTCCTGATGAATGATTTCCAGATCCAGTTTTTGAGCCAGAGCGTGTTCCGCCTTTGCGCCTGCTGAGCTCTGCCAGCCGGACAGCAGGAAAATGCCGTCAGCGCAGCGGAGCATCGCGAGGCAAATATCCATGTACTCTGGCTGGCTCAGGCCATCGGGAAGCGTCGCGGGGTTTAACACCACATGGCCTTCCGAAGCCAGGCGCATTGCCTCAAAATGGAACGCAGGGCGGTTATATTTCGGAATGCCGGTCATTGGCCCAGCAATGTAAATTTTCATCAAAATTCCCTCTTTTTGTTGGGTCTGGCATCATTCGCGCGGCGCTTCTGCTCAGCAGCAGCCTGGTCGCAGTCGTAGATCGCCCCGTTGCGCTGGTCACAATAAACAACGCCAGTCGGGCCGTGGCGGTTCAGGCGCAACAGCAATTCGGTAGCCGCCTGATCTGCGTTTTCGTCGTATGCGCCTTCGCGGTAAATGCCGATCCAGTAATCGCAATCCTGCTCAATCTGACCGGTGTCGCGGGAGTCACTCGGCATCGGGCGTTTGTTGGTGCGCTTCTCCAGATCGCGGTTCAGCTGGGTAAGCAGCACCACGATGCAGTTCAGTTCCTTCGCCAGGTTCTTCAGCCCCTTCGTGATAATCCCGTAGGCCAGATCGTTACGGTCAGCCTTGTCTGCGGTCATCAGGGTCAGGTAGTCCACCAGCACCATGCCGACAGCGCCGCGTTCGCGTTTAATGCGGCGTGACTCTGCGACGATGTGCGCCAGCGTGATCCCGGGCGTGTCGTCGACGTAAAGATTCCCGGTCTGGGCCAGACGTCCACCAGCAGCAAAAGCCATTGCCACTTGCGCGTCGTCGTACCGATCGCCATAAAACACGTCGGTATTCACGCGGCTGACCTGCCCGATCATGCGCTCCACAATCTGCTTATCCGGCATTTCGAGGCTGAACATCAGCGCGGGGAGTTGCTCAACTTCGGCACAGTTGACGGCCAGCTGGCTATACAGCGTGGTTTTACCCATCTTCGGACGTGCGCCGATCACCATCAGAGCGCCTTTAACCAGCCCTTTCGGTTGAAGCAGTTCATCCAGCGAGCCGATCCCCGTCGACAGCCCGCGCGTTGCGTCTGAGTCGCTCCAGCGCGCTTCCACCTCGTCCACCCAGTCGCCCATCACTTCCGAAAACTCGCGGAGCCCTCGTCGGTTGCCGGTTTTCGCGTAGTCAGCGATATCGGTGAACAGGGTCTGAATAGCGTCAAACTTCTGGCTGGTGGTCATCCCGTTGCGGGAATACAGCAGCTCGGTGGCGCTGGTCAGCTTGTCAATGCCGTAACGCTCCATGGCTTTCTCGCGCACCAGCATGGCGTAGTGAACGATGTTCGCCGCACTGGGGGTGTTTTTGGATATCTCGGCCATGTAAGCGAAGCCACCAGCCTGCTCGCCAAGCCCTTTAGATTCCAGCGACTCAATCAGGGTGATCAGGTCGATAGGCTTCTGGTTAGCTACCAGCTCCCGCATCTCGGCGAAAATTACCTGGTGGGGGCGGATGTAGAACGATTCTGGTTTGAGCATCGACATGGCGGTCTGGCAGCGATCGCTACCGCTATCCAGCATCATGCCGCCCAGCACGCTTTGTTCGGCTTCGATATTCTGCGGGATCATGTTCATGTCTGTCATAGCGCTTTCTCCCTGGTTTTCAGCAGGGTGTCAGAACGCAGCAGATAATCGAAACTGGCGCGCCAGCCTCTGTCGTTCTCACCGAAGTAAAACTTTGGTGCTCGCTCAGCGAACGCGGCGAAGTAATTCTCTACGGCCTCGACGGTTGGCTCTTTCAGTTCGGTCAGCAGGCGTTTGATAGCACGGCGGCGTTTGTCGTTTAGTGCCTCTGCCTGGGGAAGGCGGTCTCCCAGGGTGGTGTTGTATGCAGACAGCACCGCCTGGTAGTCGATCGGAGTTTTCTTTGAGACAGGTTTTTCTTCCTGCCTGACACACTCCCCCTCTGGGGGTTGGGGGGTATTATTTATTGTCTTTTGTATATTGTCTTTTGTGGTTAGCAGATCCTGCTTAGCTTCAAAAGCAGATTCTGCTAAGGTTTCGACATCATCCTTAGCAACTTCCGCTAATGTTTCCTTAGCACTTTCAGCTAAGGTTTTATTAGCAACTTCCGCTAAAGAATCCTTAGCAGGTTTAGCTAATGTTTTGCAGAATCCGTTAATCTTTGTTTTCCACTCGATGATGCTGGTATTCATACCCACGTTACGCCCCTCCTGGACCAAGACTTTTTTGGCAACAAGCTGACTTTTTGCTTTAGAACAATGTGTGTGATGCTTGGCAATCATCTGCTCAAGCTGGTCATTGCTAACCCAGTCCATCTTCTTGTTGTAACCATACGTCTTGCGCCAAACAGCAAGGACGACACACAGCTCTGTTTCGCTTAGTCCGGATGCCATGACAGCATCGAGAAGCTCATTAGCAACACGAGTAAAACCATCTTCCAGCTGCGCCACGCGATGCTCCACGACCTCCAGCGGCGGCCTGTAGTCTGCTAACTTAACGACGCCCATTTTTCACTCCCGATGTAGCCAGAGCCAGACGGATCACGCCCACCAGACGTTCGGCGAACGCCCTGTTTTTTGACGCGGCTACCACCAGCCCATCAGGGGAATCCTGAAGGCGTCGTTCCTCATTTTCCTGGTACTTTTTGCGCTTTGGCATTAGAATTGACCTCGCAATTTACTCACGTTTGTTGCACCTGAAGGCCGCATGTGTTCGCGCACAGCGGCTTTCGCCTTTTCAGAACAGGCCCGGCTGGGCGTTCCGTTTAACTTTTCGCTTCTCAAAGCGGTCAGCGGGTAACTGCTGCTTCTCCGCCCACAGCTTTGCGTGCCGTAAAACATCATCAAAAATCTTCCCCTTTCGGCTTGCCTGGCTCATGCGCTTGTACATGTCGATAGCCTGGAATGCCCCCCCTGAGCCACTCCCAGAGAGAAACCGAGCTTCAGCAGCTCTTCACGCATGCTTTTCGATGAATTCGATATGGTTCATGGCTTAATCCCACCCCAGCGGCCCCGGTCTGGCCCGTTCGGCTTTCAGCCCGATATCAGCAAGCGTTTCGACTGAGGCCAGATATTCACGCGATACCAGCACTGCTTCCGGTGGTGCGGCCTGAATACCCAGGAATGCCAGCTCTTTCGCCATGGTGCTGAAATGCCCTTCAGCTTTGCGCCTGCTGGCTGTCGACTCGCTAATGCCCATATGCTCGGCGTAAGACTTCTGGCCCACAGACGCAAGCCGGTTGAGCAGGACGCTTTCGATCTCAACCGGATTGATAACTGGCGGGTCTAACTTTCGTGCGATTGCGTTCTCCATTGGTGATAATCCCCTTGTAAAAACATATGCCGCTGATTAAGCGGCGGCATCGGGTGCTTTTTCCCGGTCTGGGTTTGCTGCTTGACGCAACCATTCAGAGGTGAACTTCCCACCAGATGCGTCAGCAAGGATCTGTGAATAATTGGTTTTCTCTGTGTATTCAGTGCGCGGTAAAGCTGCGTTCTTAACCCACTTATGAATAGCCACATTCGACAGTCCGCATAGGCGAGCTGCTGCTGTTTGGCCGCCTACAGCTTCAATAGCGAATTGCATTGGATTCATAGCGTTTTCCATTAACCAAATTAACTACGGGTTAAGATTAATTCCTAACTGACAGTTATGTCAACTCTATTCGATAATTAACGCATGGTTAAAAAAGAAGATTTAAAAGAAGAGTTCTCCAAACGACTACACACTGCATGTCTTGATGCTGGTGTGGGTGGGCGTGGGCTCGCAGGCAGGATTCGTAGTGCATTAAAATCTCAAGGCATTGATGTTTCTGAGCCAGGGATCTGGAAATGGCTTAACGGCGCAGCAATCCCAGACATGACCAACATCATGGCTCTAAGTAAATGGCTTGGGATTTCTCCAGAGTGGCTTGAGTATGGGCGAGGCGAAAAACTCGCTGAAAAACGATTGTCTGATGATGCTCTCCCCCCCGTAAGTGAGTGGGGTACAGTCGAATCTTGGGATAGAAATACCCCTCTACCAGAAGATGAGGTTGAAGTGCCGTTCTTGAAGGATATCGAATTTGCCTGCGGGGATGGGCGCGTCACTGATGAAGATTACAACGGCTTTAAGCTCCGTTTTTCCAAAGCAACGCTGCGTCGAGTAGGTGCCAGCACAGATGGCTCTGGCGTTCTGTGCTTCCCGGCGTCCGGCGACAGCATGGAACCAGTTATTCCTGATGGTGCAACCGTTGCGGTTGATACCGGAAATAAGCGAATCGTTGACGGTGAGTTGTACGCTATCAACCAGGGCGATTTAAAGCGAATAAAACAGCTTTACCGCAAGCCTGGAGGAAAGGTGTTAATTCGCAGCATCAATCGTGAATACGACGACGAAGAGGCAAACGAAAGCGACGTCGAAATCATCGGGTTTGTGTTCTGGTACTCTGTTTTGCGTTACCGTAGATAGACAAAATCCGGCCACTGAGCCGGATTTTTTACATCCCTTTTCTAACGATCTCCGCAGCATCTCGATTAACCCCCTTCCCGATCACGTTCCCGGTTTCACGTCTTACCCGTTCAAGTTCGTCGACCAAATTGTCTCTGTTAATAGGAACACCATAGGCAACAAGATTAACCACAGCCAAACCGATGGCGCTAGAGATCATGCCTGCGCGCTCTTCATTGAATTCCATAAACACCTCCATAGCTGTTTTTTTAATCATACCACGCAGTTTTTAAAAACTAAATTAACCCACATTTCAGTTAGTTATTAACTATTGCCAAAATAATTAACCATTGGTTATTGACCAAAAATAACCAACGGTTAATAATCATCTCATCCAAACAACGCATTCAAACGCGAATGCCCGGGTAAAAGTTCTGGCAGCCGGGAAGACGGCAAGGGGATGAGATGGCTAATTACGGCACAACAACATTACCAAGAACCAGCGTCGTACCAGGCATGCTGGTCAGGTATCAGGGGCGCACATACCGCGCATCTGCAAACGTAGGCAAAGGGTTGTATCTGTTCACTCTGTTTGAGCGCCTGCGCACCACCAGCGACGAGATAGAGGTTTATCTCAACCAGCATGGTAACCCCGCAATCCATTAGCGGGAACGTCAGTAAAACCGAATTTAACCGAATGGTCGGCTAATCAAGCGACAGGACTTCTACACCCAAAATTTAAGGATCAGCAATGTTCGACTTAATTAAGCACCTCGTTAAAAACGATATTCAGCACACCGTTTCTGATAACGAAAATATCACCGTCACCAACAACCTGGATCTGGAAGATGTTAGCGGCGTCGACGCCTTGCCGGACAATCTGACCGTGGGCGGCTCGCTCTACCTGCGCCCGGAGAAGATCACGAACGTTTCTTACCGTGAAAACTGCGGTTATTCCAGCCGCACCATCTTCGCTATGTGGACCGGCAAAGAGTTCCGGATCGCGGCAGGTTGCTTCTTCGGTTCCATTGACCAGTTCGAACAGGCTGTAGACGAAAAATATAACGGCAGCGCAGCCGAAGCATACAAAAAGGCCGGTCGCGATTGCGTGGCTGAACTGACTGAAAAGCTCAACCCGAAAGACTGACCTGATTCTGGCAGCCTCCACGGTGCCGGGCTTTCAGAACAGGAGAAGAAGCAATGCGAACCGAAAACCAACAGCAGGCAATGAACCTTATCGCGCTGCTGTGCCTGATGTACCACTTATCGCCAGCTGACCTTGAGGCCATCGCCCACCAGCTCGCGCACTTCGATGCAGTTTGTGATTACAGAACACAGGGGATTAACAATGCTGCGTGTCATTGATACCGAAACCACTGGGCTGGAAGGCGGCCCGGAAACCGTAGTGGAAATTGCCAGCGTCGATATCGTCGACGGCGTGATCTGCAACCCAATGAGCGACCTTGTAAAGCCTGGCGTGCCGATCGGTTTTGAGGCCATGGCAATTCACCATATTACCGAAGATATGGTGGAAGGCGCGCCGCTGCTCAGTGAAGTAATTGGCCGCTATCTGGGTGCCGACGCCTACGTCGCCCATAACGCAAAGTTCGATAAAGCCAAGCTTCCTGCGATGAACGCTCCTTGGATCTGTACCGCCAAGCTGGCGCGCTCACTCCTGCCGGAGCACAAAAGCCACAGTAACCAGTACCTGCGCTACAGCCTCGGGCTGAAACCGGAAGTGCCGGAAGGGCTTTACGCTCACCGTGCGCTGTATGACTGCTACGTCACCGCCGAATTGCTGCTCTATATGGGCCGCCTGGCGAAATGGACGATGGGCGAAATGCGCACTATCTCCAACAACCCTTCCCTGCTGCATGCGCTCCGCTTCGGCAAGCATAAAGGCGTCGCGTTTTCCGAGCTGGCAAAGACAGAACCGGGTTACCTGCGCTGGCTCGTCGCCAACAGTGACGATGAAGACGTGCTGTTTACGGCTAACCACTGGCTGAACGGGGGCAAATGATGGGTACTCCAGTGCTGATCCTCGGTGACTCTGGCGCGGGCAAGTCCTACAGCCTGCGCAACTTCAATCCGGACGATGTGATGCTGCTCCAGTGCATCCCCAAAATGCTGCCGTTCAAGTCTGCGGGCTGGAAACTTCACGGCAAGCTGCTGCCAGACGGAAGCAAACAGCGCGGTAACGTTCTGCGCTCGGATAACTGGGAAACGGTGCTGGACACCATCTATCGCATGGTGCAGTCGAAAACGCGCCGCGTCCTGATCATCGACGATTTTCAGGTGGTCATGCAGCACGAAAACATGAACCGCGCGTACCAGACCGGCTATGCCAAGTTCACCGAAATGGCAGATCACATCTGGCGAATCATCATGGCGGCCACCGAGCTGCCGGACGACTTTCGCGTTTATTTCCTGGCTCACACCGAAGAGACCGAGGGAAAGATCCGCATGAAGACCACCGGGAAGATGCTCAACGAAAAGCTGACGCCGGAGGGGTATTTCTCCATCGTGCTGCGCGCCATTAAAAAGGACGGCAAACACGTTTTTCTCATCAAAGGCGATGACAACGACACCGCCAAAGCGCCGCCTGACCTGTTCCCTGATCAGACGGAAATGGATAACGACCTCCACGCTGTAGACGTGGCTATCACCGAATTTATGACCGAATTGTAACTTTGAGGATTTAACGATGAACCAACCAATGACTTTTATGTGGAACAACGAAACGGCTGAGATGGCGAAGAAGGCTGGCGCAACTGGCGGGATCAGCGAAACCGGCGCTTACGAGGGCGAAATCGTTTCTGCGGTGTACACCTTCGGGAAAGATGGCAGCCAGTCCCAGGCGCTGGAACTGAGCCTGGACTCCAACGGGGCAAAGGCAAATTACTTGCGCATTAACTTCCTCGGAAAGGACGGCCAGCAGACGTTCGGCATGGGCCTGGTATCGGCGCTGATGTGGGTCGCCCAGGTCAAGCAGGCACAACCGCAGCAGGTACAAGGCCAGAACGGCGTCGAATGGCACTGCCCGGCGCTGGTTGGCAAAAAGGTGGGCCTGTTCCTCCAGAAGGTGCTCTACACCAAAAACGACGGCGGCGACGGCTACAAGTTCGAAGTGCGCCACGTTTTCCAGCCGGGAACGCGTAAAACCTACGCCGAACACGCTGAGAACGCCCCAGCAGAAGAGATCGCCGCGCTTGAAATGTCGATGAAGGATAAGGACGAACGTATTCACGGCGGCGCGCAGTTCTCTGGACCACGCAATACCCAACATGGCGGTAACCCTTATGCAAATCAGACTGGCGGCGCACCACAGTCTCGCTTGCAGCAGAACAGCGGTCAGCCACCGGTCGACTTTGACGACGATATCCCATTTGCGCCGATTGGTCTCCCGTTCCCTTCTCACTCTATCTATGCGTTATGACACACGCACAGGACGAAATCAGGGTTGGCGCGGTGCGCCTGCCCTGGCTCAAAGAGAAAAACGGATGGTTGATGCCGTGGGGTGATGTCGTTACCAACCCACTGAAGGCGCAACGACTGGCTGAAGAACTTAACGAAAAGCAGGTGGCAGCATGAATTACGGATTTGTAAATGTTTGCGTTGAGCAAATCAATGAAGCGGTTAAGCTGCCACCAGCACACAATCCCGCATCACGAATTTGGCAGCGCCCGTTCCTTAAATGGGCTGGCGGCAAATATGCGCTGCTGCCGGAACTGGATCGCCTGATCCCCGCAGGTAAGCGCCTTATTGAGCCTTTTGTGGGTGGCGGCTCGGTGTTCCTTAACTCAGACAAGCACGAACGCTTCCTTCTGGCTGACGTCAACGCTGACCTGATTAACCTGCATCAGATGCTGGCGGTGGTCCCCGATTCGGTTATCTATGAGGCAATGAAGGCATTCAGGCATCTGAATGATGCCGAAAACTACATGGTAATTCGTGAAGCATTCAACGCGCAGCGGCTGGATGCGGTCGAGCGCGCAGCAGCATTCCTTTACCTCAACCGGCACTGCTTCAACGGCCTGATCCGTTACAACCTGGACGGTTTTTTTAACGTCGGCTTTGGGAAATATAAAGCGCCATATTTCCCGGAAGAAGAGATCGAGGCATTTAAGCGGAAGGCTCACGCATGCGTATTCATGAATGCAGGCTTCAGGCGCACGCTCGCGCTGGCAGGTGATGGTGACGTCGTTTACTGCGATCCGCCTTATGAACCGCTGCCCGGCACCGCTGGTTTCACTAACTACGCGGCTGGTGGGTTCTCATGGGATAGCCAGGTAGAGCTTGCGGAAAGCTGTGTGGCAGCCCACCTGCGGGGGGCAAAAGTGGTGATCAGCAATTCTACCGCTCCGCGCGTAATTGAACTTTACGAACAGCACGGCTTCACGCTGCACCGCGTCAGTGCTCGCCGGGCTATATCCAGCAAAGGCAGCACCCGCGAAACAGCGAGTGATGTCGTAGCCACTTTGGGAGTGCAGTGATGATGAAGCTGATTAATCGCAGTAAGCAATCACCTATTGGTCGCCGCGCTTGCGATGTTGCGCTGGCGGCGCACCACGCAAAATATGGCGATTACGGCAGGCAGAAGCGCCAGACAAATTACACCGTTGAGGTGGATGGCATGAAGGTCACCGTCGAAGTCGTCAACCGGGCCACCAGCTATGTCGCCACAGCAATGATCGGCGTTCGTAAACTTCGAAACCTGCCAGCACAGGCACACTGATTAACAATGACGGCCCCGGCTGGGGCCACTGGAGAACATCGATGGAAGAAGAAGTATTTACCAGAGATGAGGCCGCCGCCTTCCTAAAAGTGGATAAAGGCACGATTGCCCAGTGGATAAAGTCCGGTCGCCTGGCTGCTACCCGAAAAAATCCACATAAGAAAAAAAGCCCATACCTGATCTGCAAAACAGACTGTATTGCGGCAGTGAAGAACCCGATCCACAATCAACCCGTGAATGCGGTTGATGTGCAGGAGGAAAAAGCATGTCAATCAAACAACGTGCCGGTACGTGGCACTGCGACTTCGTTACGCCTGGTGGAAGTCGAATTAGACGGTCTCTTGGGACAACGGACAAAAGGCAAGCGCAGGAGCTCTATGATCAGCTGAAAGCTGAAGCATGGCGAGTTGATAAGATGGGGGAGTTTAAGCCGCGAACGTTCGATGAAGCGTGCGTTCGCTGGCTTAACGAAAAGCAGCACAAGAAAAGCCTGGACGATGACAAAAGCCGGATCGGATTCTGGAGGATGCACTTCAAAGGAATGGACCTGTCAGCAATCACGGAAGACAGGATCTTGTCGGCGGTGAGTTCGATGGTTAATCGCAAACATCGAATGAACTGGGAGGCTAAACGGGACAGCCTGCTGCGAAGGGGTAAGCCGGTTCCTGAATTTAAGGATAAACCAGCGTCGCTGGCGACGAAGGCGACGCACCTTGCTTTCATCCGGGCGCTGTTACGATGTGCGGCCAACGAATGGCGATGGATAGCCAAAGCGCCGAACATCAAATGCCCGGTGCCAAAAAATAAGCGTATTCGCTGGCTAACCAAAGAGGAAGCGGCGAACCTGATCCGGGAGCTTCCCGAGCATATGAAGCC